CAGTACCGTCTGATATATTAGTTAACTTTGCAGTATATTTTAAACCAGTGGTATCTGCTATTTCTAAAACTGATACGTTATCTGCCATATTTACCCCTTAATTTTTTTTACCCAATTTATAACATTCTCAGGTGTTGATATCTTATATGGGTCATCTTCCATATTATCTTTTATACCATTTTCTATCCACATTGTTTTTATAGCACTATCTTCTATCAATGCAACATATCTCCATGACCTTAGTCCAAAACCTAAATTCTTTTTTTCAACTAACATTCCCATTTGTCTAGTAAAGTCTGCATTACCATCAGGTAACATTTTTACATTTTTGACATCTAATGACTTTGCCCAATTGTACATAACAAATGCATCATTTACTGATAAACAATATATTTCATCAATGCCGTGTTTTTTAAATTCATCATACAGTTTTTCGAAACCTGGTAATTGTTTTGATGTGCAAGTAGGTGTATATGCACCAGGTAAAGCAACGACTAAAGATTTTTTACCCTTAAACATTTCTCTACTCGATACATCTTTCCATTCAAAACTATCTGTTTCTTTATTTTTGACCCTTGTTTTAAATATCACATCAGGCACATAAAATTCTATTATTTTTTCACTCATTTATATCCTCCAATTTTTTCACACTCAATTAATAAAAAAAATTTTGTAATGTCACTATCTGTGTCTACTAGCACATTACCTATAACATTTATATCTCGATATAAAATGTTTTCACTTTGTCTTAATCCATATATACCATTACCTGTTAATTCAACAAATTTAGTGGTATCATTTTCAAAATATATTTTAACTTTGCCTGTGCCCTCAATTTTATGCATAATATTTAGAACACTAACTTTTGGTTGACTAGTTGCGTTTAATGAATTGACTACATCTACTATGACTTTTTCAGATAAGTTCTTTTCACCTATTACAGAGTTAATTATTTTTGATGCACTGTCAATTTTATTTGATAATTCAAACATTCTGTATATAATCTCTAAAATAATTTAATGATTCTATGAAATGTAAAGGTTTTTTATCTCTCTTTTTTCCTAGTATCATTGATAATGTCCACCTACCCTCACTAGAAGGATTCCAGGTAGAATGTAATCTACCAACATTATATAAACTAGGTCTATCTATTGTTCTCTCTAAAACCTTATTACAATCTTTTTCTTTTGCCCACGCATATTTTGTTAATGGACCTAACTTTTTACCCTTTAAAAACAATCTTATTCTCTCAGGTATTGTTACCATTTTTATTTTACTGCACTTGACAGTTCTAGTCATAAAACTCTCATAAAAATTAACAACTTTAACTTTTTTCATATCTTTAGGTTCCCACCATATAGTTTTACTATCAGGTGAACCCCAACTGAAACTCAATTTAACTTTATCTGATAAATCTGATGTATCTGAATGAATTCTGATGCCATCTCTAGGTGCTGAATATACTGAATTAGTTTGTATTCTATAAAGTCCAATGCTATCAATAAAATTTAATATAGGTTCAGTTAATAAATCCTCATCTTTAAAATAAATAAACTCACAATAATCTTTTAATTCAATACTATCATATAATGTAGGTTTCTCGAAATTAAAAGGTAGTTTTAAATACCTATGATATAACTGCATTAACTTCTAGGCGCACAAGCACTTGCGTGTCCGTCTGCTAATGTAATTGTATCAGTTGTTGACTTTTCTATAACTATTGAATCACCTGCGGCGTGTAAATAAAATTGACCTAATGTATCACCATCAGCATTTTTAACAACACCTGTTTGTGTGCCACCTGTAGCAACACAATGTACGAAGTGTGCATTGCCTATAGCATTTTCATTTGGATTGTTAATTACACTACCCTTTACTTTTATTGTATGACTCATATAATCTCTCCTACACTTTCGTTGATTTGGTCGTCAATGATTTGTTGAATTCTATTTGGTTCTACATTATATTTTTCACACACATTATCAATCCATTTATCAAATTTTGACATAAAATCAATATTAGATTTATCTTCTTCAACGAATTTTATAATATCGTGAATAGCATCTCTTTCAACAGGTTTTAACTTATCATAAACTTTACCTGTGAAGAGTTTATTTTCCTTTATAAGTTCATTTATCGTTTTCATCTCTTAAATCCATATCTATTTGTGTTTCTTTAGTATTATTTATAACAGTACCATCAGGTGCAAAAGTTCCTGTGTCTGCTATTTCTGGTTTAGGTTCGTTATGTGGTGCCTCTTCAAATTCACCTTGTTGTGCTTTAAACATATTTTGTGCCATTTCTTTACGTCTATTTTCTAAAGCATCACCAACTTTTGCTCTTATGGCGTCTTTAAAATTTTGACCTGCATCAACGTTATTACCACTGTAAACGTTGTTTATAAAACCTTTTACATCTTCACTCATCAGTATCCTCCTGTAGTTTGTTCATCTGGTGATGCTATGATACCATCATCAATTTCTTTCTTAATTTGTTTATCCATATCGTCAATATCTTTTTCGTTTTGTTTCAAGATATGTTTTCTAATATATTCTACAGAGTAATATTTACCAACATAATCTCTCATAGTCGCCGCTAAATCTAATCTGTTTCTTAAAAGTTCTGTATCTTTTAATTCTGCAAAATGTCCATCTTGTAAATAATCATATTGTATTGCCTGTGATACGGTATACCAATCTTCTTGTGCTATAATATTTTTCAAAATTAATTGTGTTTTGAGAATATCATTAAACAATTCTGTAAATCTTTTTCTTAATCTTTGTACAAATTTAGTAAATTTTAATTCATCTCTAGATATTTCAGATGCTCTTCCCAAACTAAAACCGTCTTGTGCCTCTAATCTACTTACAGGTACATTTAAACTTCTATATAGTTTCTTTTGAAAATACTCAACATCATTCATCTCACCTAAATTTTGACCACCAGGCAAAGTAGTAATATCAGTACCCCTTCCACCCTCTCTAGATGGTAACCAAAAATCCTCCAACATAGACATATAATTCCTGTCATCTCTTATCTCTCCTGTTGATGCGTCATATACAAGTTTGTTTCTATATCTTGCCATGACATCTCTTAAATACTGCTCTGCTTTTTGTTTAGGTAAATTACCTACATCAATTTTAAATATTCTTCTTTCAGGTGCCCTTGCTATTCTGTATATAACAACAGCATCTTCAATCATTCTTAATTGATTAACTGGTTTAATTGCTTTATGTAAATATGATAGTACCATATTGTTTTTGTTCTGGTCAACTATACCAGAGGGACACATAGCAATAGTATCAGGTGCTATTTTAATACCTGAACCAGCAGATGCTTGAGATACACCTTTTTCATTGAAAAGATAATATTCAATAAATTCATTTACTATAGTTAAATCTGCTTTACCATTAGGTCTAACTTTTTTAACTTCTCTTATTTTCTTAATTTTTCTAGGGTCAATATATTTTAATTCAGTGATACCCTTTGTTGGTTCATTTCTATCAATTACTTTTTGATAAAAAATTCTACCATCAACATACCATCTTCTAAAAATGTCGTGACCTTTAACGTTGAAATTCATCAATCTTAGAATTTCAGAAAACTCTGTTTCTATTTTTCTTCTTACATCTTTACCAAAAGGTAACCCTTCTAAATTAATTCTAACGGGGTCACGCATTTCGTTTGATACAATTGCCTCATTAACGATATCTTCTATCGCCATATCACATTCTGGATGTATAGAAATTTCTCTGTATCTTCGAATTAAGTCCGCCTCTGTTTTAGCAGTGGCGTCCATATCAAGAAACGTGCCAAAGTAACCACCAGCATTGACGGTTTGAGTACCGTCATCTGCTTGGGTGGTCGTGAACTCTTGCTTTGGGTCGGTTTGCTTTTTAATCCGACTAATTTGAAAACCAAATAATTCTGCCATAATTTATCTCCTAATCACTATTTATTAGGTTTTTAAGTAGTCGTTCCTGATGCCTCGAAGAACTGATAGTTCCACTCAACTGTGAATTCTTCTATTGCATCATTGGTATCATAACCTAAATCGATTGCACCAATACCTGTTGGAAAACAACCTCTTAAAGTATATGACTTCAATGTAGTGCCGTTTCTATCTAATTGGTCTACAAATAAATCAACTTGATAGTCAGCAGGATTTGTTAATCCCTCTCCATCTGTCATATTGTTGATACCATTTTGCCATCTCTCAAAAGCATTTCTTAATTTAAAGTCAGTGTCATTAAAAACAGTAGTTGACCAAGTAGGAAATGAACCTCTGTCACCTGCTATTTTTATATCTCTTCCTCTAAAAGGAACACTTATTGGAGCAATATTCATTGCTGGTAATTGAGCAGATTTACATAAAAATGCAAAATCTTCTATTTCACCACCAACTTGTGCATAACCAGGGAAGGGACATACAACTTTAAACTGATTTGCTCTTGCACCTCCACCTGAGAGTCTTGCTTTAAAATCTGATATATTTGCCATTGTTTACCCCCTAACCTGCAATTTCTTCGAATGCTACACCAGTTCTTGTAGCAACGAATTTCAATGTTATAAAATTAATACTTCTATTAGGTTTGACAAATATTTCTGCTTGGAACTCATTTCTATCAATAACATCTGCTGAGTTATTAGTTTCATCACAAACCACTAAGAAATCAGTTATACCTCTTCTACCTTGAACTTCTCTCAAGAAAGGTTCTACTAAATTTCTAAACTGTGCCCTTGTGAATTCATCATTGAACTCAAAGAGTTGAAACTTTGATGCTGTTGATATTGCTTTTTCCATAGTGATGAATAATCTTCTAACATTTATTCTATCAAATGCACTTGGTGATGATAAACCTGTTTTATCTCCAAATAGTATTGTTCCTTGACCAGGAAATGTTACTACAGGATTTACTCTTGCAGGATATAAAACATCTCTTTGTGCTTGATTAGGATTGAATGCTAATTTCACTGCACCCCTAATTATACCTCTATTTAAACCAGCAGGTGAAAACCATGTGTCATTTGTTAAATCTGTTCTTGCACATAGACCTGCTATATCGCCATTTAATGGTACAAATCTAAATTGGTCATTATACTTATCGTACATATATTTGTAACCACTGTCAAATACAACGTAAGATGATGATGCGATTGTATCAAAAAATGCCTTGACATTTGACATTTGTGTGTTAGAATTAGTTACATTTACTACATCTGCTCTTTCAGGTGATGCAAACACAACACAATCTTTTCTTGATTCTGCTATTGATATTAAGTTATCAATATGTGTTGCAGTACATTTACCTGCGATTAGTAATGAAAAATCAACTGTTTCTGAGTCAACAAATTTATCGTATGCTATTTTTAATTCTGCAACACTTCTAGTAGAACCATCTGCACCAGCAGATAAACTCTCTAAAGTTGGTGTGTTTACAGCAGTAAATGTTGTGCCAGCGGCGTTACTACCCCAATTTGAACCTGATGTATTATGGTCCATCCAGTAAACATACTGTGATTGATTGTAAATTACATCTGGATAATAGTTAGATGCACCTTGAGGTGTTTTAGCATCTGCCGCCTTTGATACTCCACTAAAAACTTCTAGTACAGTACCTGGTACTCCTGAGATACCTCCATCTTCGTCTATAACAACAACGTGAATTTCATCTCCTGAACCACTTCTATCTGATACATATGGTGAAGTGCCTGGTGCACCATCAACACCTGCTTGGTCATAATATCTCCATCTTCTTCTAACATTTGCACCATTGGTGTATGCTTTTTTTAATCCACCTTGACCTCTAATATGTTGAACTATTGTTATATCGTGAGTTGATATACCTGTAATTCTGTACTGCTCTCCGTCATCATAGTCGTTAGTTGCGGCGGTTGATGAAAATGATATTATATCGCCTACATTTAAAGTGCCACCATCTGCTACAGTAATTACAGTATCTCCTACTGCGTTTGTATCATTTACTGTTGTTGCACCCTCTTGTTCATAAGCAGTAGCACTAGGGCAAGTTGAAACTTGTAAGTTATTACCCCACGCACCACCTGTTCTAGCGGCGAATGTTCCTACCACACCTTGACCTGCGGCGTAGTTGTTTAAATAATCGTCTGTATTTTTAATTAATGTTCCTGTGCCGTCTGAACTTGCGTTCAAAAGACCTGAATTTGTTACTCGTACTACTTTTACATTATTTGTGTATTGCAAAAAGTTAGCAACACTGAAATAATCTTCAAAGTTATTTGCATCTGGTTTTCCAAACTGCTCGGTTAATTGTTGTTCACTTGAAATTGTGACAATTTCATCAACTGGTCCTTGTCTGAATTCACCAGCAAAGGCGCCAATAGATGTCGAAACCGCAGGAATAACTCTGGTTAAATCTAATTCCTGTACGAGAACACCTGGTGATACTTGAAATGCCATAGGATTCTCCTTTAATTTTTATTACTCAAGATTCGTACTATTAATACGCCCATATCTAAAATTGCATTTGAACTATTTATAAATAGCACGTTTTATACTATAATCCTTTTCTTACAACAGGATTCCATACAGTGCCATATTCATCTGTGAAAGACTTTTCTTCTTCTGGTGTGCCATCATCAATGAAACCAAAAGGTGCCATATCTTGCTCAACTAAATGTGCTTGTTCTTCATATATCTGTGCCCTAATATTTGAGTCTGTCATTTCTTTGAAGTATTCTTGATTAGATAACCAACCAAAAATAACAAGACACATAATTAAATCGTCATTACAACCTTCCTCTGCCATCCAACTATTACCTCTGCGAGAAAAAGTTGACATTTCTTCTATTATATTAAAGTCATTTATTATAACTTTATCTGATTCTATTAATGTTTTAAAACCTGAACAACCTATCTTTTTAATTTGTTTTGTCATACGAACACCGATTGATGTTCCTCTACCACTAAATCCAGCACCTAAAACTTGACCTGCTCTACCACGTTGTGTTGTCATAAGCATATTTTCATATTCTAATTCATACTGCATTGTGTCAGAAATTTGCTGACCTAAATCATTCACCTCAACTAAAACATGTGCATCATTAAAACCTTTACATGCTTTTTCAATAATACTAGGAAATACAAATGGTTTTACCTCATTGTTTTTATAAGTTGCAACAACTTTGTATGGTATTTTTGTAACATCAAATATTATAAATGCTGAATAATCTTTTGTTGTACCTCTTGCAACATCAACTGTGCAAACGTATGTATTACCTTTTATAGGTTTTTCAAACATCTGTAAACCACCCTTTGATTCTATTGGTGGTATATGAGGTGTATTTTTTATTTTACTTGGTGCTATTAAAGTGTCTATAGAACCTAAAAACTCGCACTCAAATTCTGATTGAAACTGTTCAGGTGATGTGTTTCTAATTGTTTCTTCTTTCCATTTTTCATCTCTACCTGGAACTTCTGACCAATGCACCTCAATAGGAACATAATCATTCTGTTTATTAATTGCATCTGACCATAATTTATAATACATATTCATACCGTGTGGTGTTGACACGATAATCATTTTTGTATTTTTACCTGATGATATTGTTGGATATACAGAACTAAAAAATTGTTCGGCAATATTTGCTGGCACGAATGCAAACTCATCTAAAAATATAATGTTATATGAACCACCTCTGATAGCAGATGATGAAGTTGCGGCGGCAACAATAGTTGATTTATTTTCTAATTCAATATTACCTTTGTTCCAGTTTATAACACCTTGTTGTAACCATTTAGGTAAATTTTCGTATGCTAATTGTAAACGACCTAAAATATCTCTAGCAGTTGATGATTTGTTTGCAAGAATTGCCAGACTAGAATTAGGATTAAATAATGCAAAATGTAGTAGATAAGATATTGTAGTTGTAGATTTACCTGATTGTCTAGGTAATTTACATATTGTAAATCTATTATCGTGTATCGTTCTGACAATGTGTTTTTGAAAGTCGTACATATTAAAAGGCACTAAACCTTCGTCAAGTGAAACTATCTGCACATAATTCAACATAAAATATAAAGGGTCTTTTGAACACTTTTGATATTCTGAAATTTGTTCTTTTGTAAACTGAACAGGCGTATTAACTTTTTTTAAATTTGGATTACCTAAATATGCGTCAGTCAATTATAACTCCTTCGATATGTGTATAACCTAATTTCAATGCAGTGGTTACTCGTCTACTACCTCTAAAAACACAAAAGTGTTTTTTAGCATAAGGCACACCACCTGCACCCATAACACTTGAATGATTGTCTATTTTTACTTCAATAGGATTTAGTAATTCTTGACTCTCTAGTAAATCGTCTAATATTAAATTGTGTTGAACAAATGTTAAATCACTAATTTTAAATATCTTTGATTTTTTTAGTTTGTTTTTTGCTATTAGTGTCTTCATTAACATGGTCACCTCTCATATCACTTCTTAACATTTTTTGTAGTTCAGCAGTAGAACCTACAAATAAAGCATTTTTAATATTAGCACCTGCACTTTTTGGTACTTCTTTTAAGTCTTTTAATTTCTTTTGTAAGTCTTGTAATTTATCTGTCACTTGTGCCACCTGTCCTATTAATTGTCCTGCTACTTCATATGCTCTAGGGTGTTGACCTTCTTTTGCAATATCTAAAATACCGTCTATCGCCTTTTGTCCTTTTTCAATAAGTTCATAATAATTTTCCCTACTATTAACATAATCATTATCAATATCATCTTTTGTTTTATCTTCTTTTCTAACTGTTGGTGCTTTAAATTCTTCAGTGCTAATAGATTCTGTTTCTATTCCTAGAATATCATTTAAATTATCTTCAAGTTTAGACATCTTCATTTCTCGTTATACTATGCACTTTACCATCTTCAAAATTTTGTATAGTAGTTGTAAACCCAAAATCATCATCTGCGTCTGCTGAAGTAGGATTTGGTACTACTATAATTCTTTCTTCTCGTGCTTTATTTGTTGTATCTGTATTTGTATATATATCTGTCTGAACTCTTTTGATAGTTTTTTGTGTTTGTGCTGGTCCATAAAGATATGTTTTTGCAGTAAATGATAATGTATAAACGACTGCTCTTCTTGTAGTAAAGTTACCATCATATGTATCTTGATATTGAACACCGCCTAAAACTATTGGTACATCTCTTTTCATATTCAATTCTGGCACAACGTTAACAGTCACTGTGTAATCAGGTTGAAAAAATGGTAATATTTGTTCGACTATTTGTAGACCACCTTCAGCAGTTTTTGTATATATGTTTAAGTCATACCCAATATCGTAGGGCACAGGTGTATAATTAAAATTTAAAACTTTACCATCAATATTACTCTTAACAGTTTTAAATTTTTGCATTCTTGTTAATTTTCTTGATGAATCATATGCTATACTTTTAATTTCAAAACTCATTCTTGGTAAAGTAATTGACACTCTACCATCATCTTGTAAATTAGGTTGTTGTTGAAGTCTTACGAGAAATTTTTCTTTTGGTGCATATGCTAGTGGTACAGGTATACTTTGAATCACATTACCATTACTATCAGTTCTCTGCATTTGTATTTTATTAAATATGGCACCGAATGCAATTGTGCATTTTCTCATACCTTCATTATAGAAAAATTTACCAAACATTAAAAGTCTACCTCTCCAAATGGATTACGTTCTGTAAAGTCTAATATATCATCATTAACACTTGCAGTGTCAAACCCTGCCTCACTATCTAAATCTAAATTATCTGCATACGGTGTTTGTGTTTGTATATTATAACTCTCATCTATAAAATATTGTTTTCTACCATCAGCACTATCATTTTCTAATAGTAGATATGAAGTTGTCGAGTCGTCTAGTGTGCCTTCTTCTAACTCAACTTGAAAATGTAATTGGTCTAGAGATGCTGTGTCTTCAATTTTATCTATCTCTGCAATGCCAGTATCAATTTTTTGTGATGCATATTCAAATCTTGTGCAATTTAATTTATATACTGGTAATTGACCTAATTGAAAAAGAGGTTCTTGGTCTTGAACAAACTGTATCTCAAAGAAACCTTTGACTAAAGGAAAATATAAAATATCACCTTCATTTGGTCTACCCTCTGTTATTAAGGTATGATAACTATCTACTGCATCATCAAATCTTCTTTTTGCAAGTGTAAAAGTTGTGTCTTCTCTTATCTCTAAACCAAACTTGTTAATTAATTCTTGCTCACCAGCAAAACCATCAGTTGTTTCCATATACATTTCTATAAGATAACTATCGTCAAATTTTGCGAGAGTATCTTCACCTAATATTATATCTTGATTAACTAATGTGCGAGGGAGATAGTAAACATCAAAACCATATATTTTCAAACCTTCAATTATTAGATTTTCATAAAGTGCTTTTTCACTATGGTTGCCTATACCTTGACCACCTTGAAAATAATGATTAACTGCCATAATTTACCCCATTATCATGTGTGGGAATTCTTCATATACACTTCTAATTTCTGTTTCTAATTTTTCTATATCTTGTTGTGCCTCTCTTAGTATATCACCACCGTTTAATGTCACACCACCCACCATAGTTACGCCATTAAATTTAGAAAGATTTGCACCCCACTGTCTTTTTATCAAAGCAGTAACGTATCTTTTTAAATAAATGTCATTGTAAATATCTGTATGTTCATTTGGGTCTAATTTTCGATAACACTCTATCACAAGATACTCTCCAACTTGCAAATCATTTTTCCAATCCATATCAATATATAATCTATTATCCATTTGAGAATATCTTAAAGGTTTTTCACCAACTAGAACGTGGTCTAAAAAATCTAAATGTCTTAAAACTATATCATAGTTTATTATTGATGTAGAAGAAAAGTCATATAAATCATTTAATCTCATTTGATAACGAACATCAAAAAGATTTAAATTACCTTTATCTGAAAATGGGAATATATTAACTATTGATATTATACTCTCAGGTATTATTAAATAGTTTCTATCTTCTTCAAATGTTGTACTAGTGCTTGTTCCTTGAAACGCAACTTCACTACCCTCACCAGTTATTCTATTCTTATCTGCTTGAGTATATTTGTATTTTAAATAAGTTCTACGAACAGCATCATAGTGATATTGAGCATAATATTGTAGTGCCTCATCTATTCTATCATCTACTTGTTGGTCGTCAACATTTATTTCTATAACTGGTTTACCTAATGCCCTTAATGCATACTGTTTTAAACCATCTCTACTAGAAGGATTTGCCATGCTTTCTCTCTCTTTTTTATATATTTATAAAGAGATTAAGAACCTGGTGTGAATATAGTTTTTACTACAGTTGAACCATCTGATGCTAATATTTGAATTGTAACTAAACTTTTTAACTCTGCTGAACTAATAGCATCATCTGCCATAAGTGCCTCAGTAATATTATTATCTGCAATTTTTGCCGTAGTAACTGCATCATCTTGTATTTCAGCAGTTGCAATACCATCATCTTTAATAGACACTGCACCTGATGATATAGCAAAGTTGTCCGAACTAAAAGATGCTACACCTTTATTTGATGCAGTTGCATCTTCACCTGCAATTGTTAATAAATTACCGGTAAGTGTTGTATCAACACCCTCGCCACCAATTATACTGAATTCATCACCTAGACCGACATCAAAGGTATTTGAACTTTCGTCACCAATGGTGATTTTTGCAAAAGTTGCCGTTAACGTACCACTAGTCGTATCTAATGTTTGACCAGATGCCAACGATATAGTATTACCGGCGGAACCTGCTAACTCATCTACTTTTAATTTACTTGCCATAAGACTATTTATACTCCTTTATATTTCTAAATTATCTCAAGTGTTCCATTACCACCAATATCTAATACTGCATTACTACTTATATTTATTTCACCAAATAGAAATGAATTTTTTGTACTTGCTGTTGTAACGGTTGCATTTGAAGATACTGTATTATAGTTACTAAAAATATCACCTGCTGTTGCTAATTCTGAACCTGTGATAGTTGCACTACCACCTAATGATACAGATGAACCATTTATTGTAATAGCAGAATTCGCCAACTTAGCATTTGCAATAGAACCTGCTAATTGGGCATTTGTGATACCACCACTCTTTACAGTTACAGCACCTGAACTGACTGAAAAGTCATCACTTGAAAAAGATGCAATACCTTTATTAGATGTAGTTGCGTCTTCACCAGCAATAGTAATTTCATCATCTGATACTGTTGTATCAATACCCTCACCACCAGAAAAAGTTAATGTATTACCTGTTGAGAAACTATCATTTGAACCGCTATCGGCGGCAAGTGTAAAACTTGTGTCAATAGAAACTGAACCACCTAATGATACACCTGAACCGTTTATAGTAATAGATGAGTTTGCAAGTTTGGCGTTAGCAATTGAACCTGCTAATTGTGTGTTTGTAATACCACCTGCTTTAACAGTCACAGCACCTGAACTTACTGCAAAATCATCTGAACTAAATGATGCAATACCTTTGTTACTTGTAGACGCATCTTCACCAGCAATAGTCATTAAATTTCCTGTGATTGTAGTATCAATACCCTCACCACCTACGAAACTAACTTCATCACCTAAATTAATATCAAAAGTATTAGATGATTCATCACCTATAGTAATACTTGAATTTGTTAATGCACTGTTTGGTAAATTAGTAACTGTAGAATTACTACCATCAAGATTTGCTACTATTTCACCTCTAGTAATAGTTAAATTACCAGTTGATGCTCCTGTAAAAGTACCTGTACCTACTGTGAATTTATCAGCACTTTCATCATAACCTATGAATAAATTTGCGTCATCACCTCTTTCTATAACAATACCAGCATCACCTGACGCACTACCTGTTCTACCATTACCTAATTCAAATAATTGGTCTTTTACATTTGTATTTGTAGTTGCTACTGTAGTAGTTGTACCATTAACTGTTAAATTACCTGCAATAGTTATGTTATCAGGTAATCCTATTGTTAATGTGTCACCTGATTGAGATGTTTCTATTTCATTTGATGTACCACTAACAGTTAGAGTATCGCCTAAATCTATTGCAGTGCTACCTGAATCACCTGCGACTGTAATTGTTGAATTTGCTAATTTGGCGTTAGCAATCGAACCTGCTAACTTATCATTCGCAATAGAACCAGCAAGTTGGGCGTTTGTAATACCACTTGCTTTAACTGTGACTGCACCTGATGAAACTGCGAAATCATCTGAACTAAATGAGGCGATACCTTTATTAGATGCTGTTGCATCTTCACCAGCAATAGTTAAAGTAGGACCTGAAATTGTTGTATCAATACCTTCACCACCTAAGAAACTAAAACCCTTAAATAAAAATGCATCATAATTATTAGAACTTTCATCACCAAAAGAAATATAACCAGAATCAGCAGTTGGTATTGTCATTGAACCACCTAATGAAACTACTGTGCTGTTTATTGATATTGAAGAATTTGTTAATGAACTATTTCCAATATCTGAAAGTGTATTACTAGAACCACTTATTGTTTTATTTGTCAATGTGTCTGTAGTGTCTTTTAATACTA